TGGAATTACCTTGTTCACGATTCCGCTGACGAGCGGAGTAATAGCGTCAAGCACAAATGATCCGACTGTCTCTTTACCCTCAGAAAATGCCACATTGAGTCTCTGCATTTTGCCCGCAAATGTGTCGGCTTGCTTCGAAGCTTGACCTTCAAAAGTCTTTGAAAGTGCGACGGTTACTTCATCAAATGACATGGTTTTGAGCTCTGCCGCTGAGATACCAATTCCCAATTTGCCGAGAGCTGTTGCGTTGCCTTCATAAGCTTTGCCCAAAGCATTTGAGACAGTCTCCAGAGATTTGCCCGAGCCCGCGGCGATGTCCACTGCTAAGGATTGAAGTCTTTGAGCTTCTTCGACGTCTTTTGTAGATCGCACAAGTCTTTCAAGCGATGGTCTTAATTCATCATCAGTCAAGCCAGTTAAAAGCGACGTTTTTGTTATTTGCTTCTCAACAGCCGCAATCTGGGCATTTGTCGCGCCCGTTGTGTTTTGCAATGACGCCGCAAGTTTGACTTGTGCCTTTTCATCTTCAATTGCCGCTTTTACGCCATCGACCAAAAGCTTTCCAGCGTAAGCCGCCGCCGCCGCTCCGGCAATAGCAAATGCCGCTCCGGCTTTTTTGCCAAAGTCTGCAACCTTAGATCCAAAGCTTTCGACTTCATTTGTTGCGCCTTTGACTCCGCGCTTTAGTTCATCAAAATCAGCGTCGAAGGTAATCTTGACCTTTGGAATTCCAGCCATTACGCCACGCCCCCTCTTTTAGCGACTTCCTGAATCATCTCGGCATATTCCTTTGCGACGATTGGCACATAAAACTCAACGGCTGGAGCAATCCAATATCCACGAGGATTTGCCCGCACTTTGAATCTGTCTGTGTATTTGCGACCGAGTGAGTCAATGCCGGGGTGCGATCCATATTCAGTGCCCCAAAGCAATGCGCCCGCTGGGGCTGAGGTTTGTTTTGTCTTTTGTCCTTTTGAATTCTTTTGCCCGCCATATTTTCGACCGACTTTTACACTGCCACCAATGTCAACACGGATCAATCGGTCACGTGGTGTCTTGATTGCTTTCGATGTAGCGAGAAGCTTTGTGGCTGGAGCTGGAGCGGCATTTGCACTCATCATCAATTGACCCGCAAGCCGTTGTGAGAGAGGCTGAGCTCTCGTGCGGACTTCATCTTGCGTCTCTTTATCCAGTGATCGCAAAACGCCCAGCAAGTCTTTGAGTTGACGTGGATCGACTTCGATTGCATAAACGCCTTGTTTAGCCGCCGCCATTTCGTCTCTCCAAAATCTCCAGTGTGGTCATAATGTCTTCAGCTGTCTGCCATTCACTCTTCGGGAGACCCGTCGCGATGGCGAGCTCCCAAAGTAAACGATTTACGCTTCCAGCTGTGAAGCTTTTGGGTCTTGACTCTCCGTTGATATGTCAGCGACGGTCTCGATCCAAGCTTCATAAGGTTTGACTGGCTTGCCAGCCGCTTCGCGCTTCATGGCGTTATAAGCCAAGAAAAGCAAATCGCTAACCCCAATCTTGTCTTGCGCTTGCTGAATTGTGTTGCCTGTCTTTGTCTCCCATTTTGCCCACTCGGGTGGAGCGGCGATGTATGTCGCCGACTCCCCTGAGCTGTATTCGATAGTGATTGCAACCTTCATGCTCCCGTTTTCCTTATCTCTTAGCTGAATGTTTCGGTTGGTGTTCCCACGACTGTGAAGCTCATGCTAACAGTCTGAGCGTCTGGGCTTGTGCCGCCCACGCTCGGAAAGATTGGCAAAACATTGAAAGCAAATGTCGCGCCTGTGACTGCAACCATTGAGACTGCAAGTGTTGTGTTTGGTGCTGATTCTGCCGCCGCCCAAAGAGCTTCACAGAGAGAATCTGTTGCGCCCCAGTCTGCAAGCATTTCAAGATCGAAAGTCCATTGCTTATCGATTGATTTATAAGCTTTCGAAAATAAAGTGTTATAGGTTTCGATAGTTACGTCTCCGGAAAGTGTCGCCGCTGTGGCTTGCTCTCCGTAGCTTTTGGTCGCGATCGTCAAGGTGATGTCGCGTCCGGTTATGACGGTCGTTGCCATTTTTGCTCCTATGTTTGTGTGTAGTAGGTCGAGACTTCGATCTCGCTGGCAAGGACAACAGCCCCGCTTGCAAGTTCGACTGGAATCGGATTTGAGACCGATCCAAGAATGTAGCCTGAAGGCAATGCAGTCAGCACGTTGATTGCTAATTGCTCCAGATTGTCAAGAGCTGATGGGTTGTCGTAATTTGCAACGCCAAGAGTGATGACCAGATTAACTTTGACTTTTGTAGCGGACTTAGTAATTAAAACAGTTTCCAAATATGGAGCGGCTGGCACAATGACCGCAAATGGCACTTGTGGAGCGGCTGGGACGGCGTCATAACAATTCGCGGCGACTGAGCTGATTGCAGTCTTCAAAGCACCGCGCACATTTGTGGCGATAGATGATGGCATTACATTGCCATCGCTTCGGTGTCAAGCAATTCGCCCAAGAGCCCTGAACATCTGTTTAATAATGATCTACCCATTTTGAACGGTGACGGGGCAAAATCCTGTCCCTCGATTTGCCCACCCGCCGCCGTCCGCGACTGGAAAACTTCTATCGATACAACGTAAATGGCAGACTCGACCCGGGGATTCGCCGAGTAGAGATCGGTCGCTGAATACCCGGAAAGAGTCGCCTTACCTGATGGAATTGATTGACGAAGATTGACATCGCTGGCAGTAAGAGCGACTGTAAATGTTTTTGGATCAATAACGCTGGTCACTGTGTGGGTCGCACTAAATGGCGCGGGCAATGACGTGACAATTGCGCTCTGACCAATTGAAAAGTTGTGTGGAGTCTGTGTGTAAAAAGTTGCCACGTTGGACTCAAGTTTGTATGCGCTAACCGCTGAAGCATGAGACACGAGAAGCGGCAAAATCACGCCTTCAGCTGTGTCAATGATTTCGTTGAGATAAGTGTCGTTATACAAAGAAGAGCTCACGCCCAAGACTGATCTCAGCTGTGTGGCTGTGATAATCGCGGGCATGAGCTTTCCTTTCGTTCGACTCGGTCAGTTTCGGGAGCGACCCTGACCGATGATTATGGTTTTACTTGTTGTTGCGGAAAGCTCCACCAGCAAGCTTCACTGCACATGCACCGAATGAATAAATGCCGATGGTGATTGAACCGTCAGCTGTTGATTCAGCGCGTAGTTGATATTGTGAGCCCTCATACCATGTGTATGCATTTGGGTTGACGATGATCATTGAACCGTCGTCTGATCCGGCTGGAGCACTGAAATCTGCAAAGAGATCAAGTCCACCGACATTGCCGCGAAGACTGTCTGGGCGCAAAGCTCCCCCAGCGTTCATCGGTTGAGCCGCAATGTAAATTGGGCGACCGTTGTCGTTGAGAGCCATTGTGTTAGCCCATTGTGACGCACCCATAACAATGTTACGAGCAAAGTCTTGTGTGTTTGTGTAAACGCTTGCCGCACCGCGTGAGACATAAGCTAGAAGCTCTGCCGCTGTTGGAAGTGCTGACAATGTTGTGCCATCGATTGTGGCATTTGCAACGAGTAAGCCGTTGACGTAAGCGTTTTGCGCCTTAGCCATTGCCTTGCCCATGTTCGCTAATAATTCGTTATAAAAGAGGGGCGACGTGCGTGTAAGTAGCTCCACCGAAAATTTTTGTTGTCCGGCGAACTTCTTAACGTCCACGCTCAAGAAGGCAGAATTTTGGTCTGTATCTGAAAAGATTGCGTCTTCGTTAGCCACTGCCACTGTTGGAGCGACTGTGATCTTTGGAATTTCAAAAGTCATGCCCGCGTCTGGAAGTGCTCCGCGAGAGATTGCGTCGATTGATGGACGAGTGCCATTTGAGACGCCATTGATAACTTCTGAAAGCTGACGAGTTGGCACAAGACCAGCGTTGTCAGTTGTGTTGTCAGCTGCCAAAACATACAGGCGAGCTTCTTCTGATCCCATCGCGGCTTGAATCTTGTTTTCAAGATACTTTGCGGCAGTCACTTCAATTCGTGGTGTAGCTGTAAAGCCGCCCACTGGTCGAGATGACGCTGTGATGGATTGAGTAGCTTCTACCGTCTCAGCGGTTGAAGCGTCTTTGACGGTGTCTTCCACTTCGTCTCCTTTTTCTTCGGTTGATGGTGTTGCTTCTGCGTCATCTTTTGACTCAGAATTTTCGTCTTCGGTCGCGGCGACTTCGGCGACACGGGCTGATCTAACAGCGGGCTCAGATACAAGTGCGACCCCAGTCAATTCACCGGATAACACTTTCATCGTGCCGTCTTTTAGTGTCTCGTATTCGCTGACAGCTAACTCAATCGAGAAGCCGTCGCGCAAACCTTCGATGGCTTCCACGAGTGCGTCCGATCCAGATGTGGTCTGCGCGATTTTAAAAGAGGCGTTGATTGCTTTGTCGCCATCTAATTCCATGCTCAAAGTCTTTCCGATTCTGCGAGCACGATCATGTTCAAGATTAAGAAAAACATTTTTTGGCTCAATTGAACCTTTTGCAAAGATCACTTTTCCAGTGCTTGCATTTGCTGGCTCATCGAAAGCAACAATGCGCCCAGTGATTGTCCGGGAGTCGGAGTCAGCCGCGGTTATTGTAAACGGGGTTGTGATTTTCATAGGAGCATGTCCTCTTCCTCGCGTATTTCCTCGACACTCATTGCGCCGATTTCGTTGAGTATTTTGTAAACTTGCGCACGTTGTAATGGATCGCCACGCAAGAAATCGTCAATGTCGAATTTGCACTCAGTTCCCTGACTGATGAAATCCTGAAAAGAGAGTCGCTGTTCAATTACTGACATCGTGGATCTAAAAGCAAAATCGATGAGGTCGCGCCTTTTGTCTAAGGCGTTGGAGTATGTGAATGTGGTTGGCTGTGCGTCTGCAAAATAAGCTGGTAAGCCACAAGCTCTTGCCAATTCTAAGCTCACATACATGCGGGCTTCATTTAATTGAATCGCTTTGGGATCAAATCCAGCTTGTTCAAGTGACACGTCAGCATTTAGAAAAGCCGTTGATTTTTTATTGCGTCGAGCATTTCCAAAAGATGTCAAAAGATTTGCAACGCGATCCTTTGGAAGTGTCGCACCGGTGGACTTCAAAATCATCAATGGGTTTGGCTCATCGGCAAAATTCATTGCCGCTTTTTCTAGCGAAGCCGCGGCTTTAATTGTGCGACCAGCGCGTGAGAGTAAACCTTCAGTAACTCCGGCAAATTGCACAAGATTATTCGGATCGACATACTCTTGATCTATGCGATACCCGGTGATTTCAGTAACCATCGGATTGACTTCAACAAATACGCGCTCGGGTGCAATTCTTTCCATCGAGCGAATCTTCCCGGTGTCTGCATAACGATCCGTTACATAAGCATAAGCAACAGGGTGGAAAAACAAATCGCTAACAATCCAGCTCCAAAATGTAACGCCCGGGATTCGTGGGTCTGGTTGATTGATCACGCGCGGTGCTTGAATCTTCTCGCCTGTTGCAACATTGCGCACATGAAGCGGCAATGATCCAATTGTCTGCATAACTCCGAGACATCGCGCCACAGTAGGCACGCTCATTGCTTCGGCTCTTGTTGCGCTTACAATTCCCGAAAAGAAAATGTTTGAAGTTTCGGAATAATACGGAGCGACCGAAGCCGCCGCGACATCGACGGATTCTTGAGGCGCGGCAGTTCGGATCGTTGGTGTAAAGAAATCAAGAAAACCCATGCGCAAATTTTAGCCGC